TACACACAATCTGACATTGAGGCTATGATTGATGAAGCTGAGGCGCAAGCGCAAAACTTTTTAAGCGCTGAACAGAGTTATCTGGTCGAGTCAAGCGCGGTCAAGTTTGATAATTATTCAGTTATGCCAAACCTATACAGCCAAGGCCCGATTGATATAATTACAAAATGTGATTCACAAATCGCGGCTTCATTCCTCGCCCAATTCGCAGACCTCGGCAACACCGAAACCGGCTCAAGGTCAGTAGGTGAGATTCACTTGAGCGTATTTAGAAGAGCAGCAATCAATCTTTGTGATCTAGTCGCGGCGGTTGTAAGTGGACCGGATCGAAGAGCGGCGGGGACAATTGGCCGGTTGATTCAGTGGAACTATGGACCAATGGACCCTTCAAAGCTTCCACGATTAACGCATCTTGGCCTTGATACAGATGACCTTGCAGAAAGCATGGGCATGCTTCCCGGCCTTGTTCAGTCTGGATTGTTAACGCCAGACGATGAACTAGAGCGAGCGTTACGCCAAAGACTAGGCGCGGGCGATCTTCCAGAAGACGCAGTAAGAACACCAAGGGAGAGAGCGGCGAGCGCTCGAAGTGGTAACGCAAGCGCGGCGACACTAGCCGAAGAGATCATAAGGCGGCGCAATGTCTAAAAGAACCATAGCGCAAACACCGGCGCCCAAAAAAGACAGAATCAAAGGATCGCGCAAGAATCCAAAAGGGAGCGCAAGCGGTAAGCGTGGAAGTATTGAGATTGGAGCCGAGACGGAAAAGGCCCTAGTCAATGCTCGTGATAAGCATAATAAACGGTATAGAGGCGCGGGAAAGACTGTCGACCTTGGAACACTTAAAGCGGTATTTAGAAGGGGCGCGGGCGCGTTCTCTACTTCTCACCGTCCCGGCATGAATCGCAATCAATGGGGTCTTGCTCGCGTCAAAGCTTTCTTAAAGTTGGTAGGTACTGGCGAGCGTAAAGAGGCTTATAATACTGATCTTGACTTACTCCCAAAAGCTCACCCGCAATACAGAGCAGACAAAGAGACTCTTCTTGCTGTTCCAAAGAAGTACGATCATATAGACTTTACACCGCCCAAAGGCGCGCAAGATGCGGCTGAGAGGGCTTTAAGAATCAGAGCATCAAAACCGATGTCACAAAGAGGAATGACCGCCGTTGGCATCGCTCGCGCTCGTGATCTTAAAGCGGGTAAAGCTTTATCACCTGAGACCGTTAAAAGAATGCTCGCATACTTCACCCGGCATGAAGTCGACAAAGAAGGCGCAACCTGGAAAGACTACGGCAAGGGCCGGCAGGCTTGGCTTGGATGGGGAGGAGATGCCGGCTATCGATGGGCGCAGAAAGTAGTTGATCAGATGAATGATGCAGACAAAAAACAACAAGCTTTAAGGGCATATGGTGAGGCCGTCCTACTTGGTGAAGTTGGAGAATATAAAGTACCTGACGGTTTAACCGTTGGTAAGCCGTTTAAAACTTTAGGACTTGGCCAAGTCTCAAGTCGTATGAACGGCGAGAAGATAGGCAACGCGATCACCTCGGATCTACTCGAAGAGATGCGGCGCGTATACTATGCCCGCCGTGAAGCTGATCCGGTTATCATTGATTGGCAGCATGCGACGAGTCCATTCAATGGAGGACCGCCGGCACCGCCTGAGAGTGGAAACGCCCTTGGCTTAATAGTCGATCTTGAATTAAGAGAAGATGGACTCTACGCAATCCCCGCATACAACGAGCGCGGGCTTAATATCGTTAGAGACGCGGGCGGCGTTCTTTGGTCGTCTCCCGAATATCTCGACGGTGAAGTCTACGCAAGAGAAGGCGGTGACAAAATCGGTGATGCTCAATTGTTGGCCATCACCCTTACCCCAAGACCGGCTCAGGCTTCAACTCAGCTCGAGCCCGTAACACTAGGAGAAAAGTTGATGGAAGATATCAACGAGATGTCAATAGACGAACTCCGTGACATGCTACGAGCTAAACACGATATGGTGTTAGAGCTTGAGAAGCGGGTTGCGGAGATGACCAAAAAAGCAGAGGCGGCGGTCGAAGCTCAACTTGATTCTGAAAAAGAAGAAGAGATGAAAGAGCATTATGACGAAGTCGAGAAGATGGAAGAGAAGAAGGAAGACGAGCCGAAAAAAATGGCTGAGTCGGTCGCACACTCTGAGAATCTTCAACTCTTAAATGAGGTCAAAGCACTTCGCGAGCAACTTTTAAAAGTTGAAGCTGAGAAGTACGAGACAGCAAAGAGCGCGGCAATCAATACCCTTTTAAGTGAAGGCAAGATTGCACCGAGCGCAGAAAGCGCCGCTCGTGACGCTTATGACCTACGCGACACCAAGCCTGCATTGTGGGCGCATTTCTCAGAGGCCGCGCCAGTTGTACCGATGAAAGAGATTGGACACGGCGCAAGCGCTGAAGAGATCACACGAGAGAACCTAGCGGCTAGACTAGCCGAAGAAGCAAAGACAAAGAATATTTCATTCTCTGAAGCTTTGCACCAATTCCGATCAACTAACCCTGATCAATACGCTCGCATTTACGGAGGTTAACCTATGGCTGAGCAAAATATTATAAAGAGTTATATTGCGGCCGGTGCAATCACCGAGTTCGCTTTTGTTACAGTTGACACAGCGGGCAAGGTTGTCGTTGCAACCACCCCAAGCGATGCGCGCGTTGTTGGAGTTGCTCAGCGAGCGGCATCAACCGGCGATATTGTTGATGTTGTTGTTCATGGTCTAACTCGAGTAATTGCGGGTGAGGCTATCGACTTCACAGCGTCGGCAGTCCTTCCTGTTGAATGTGGCGCATTAGGTAAAGCTTTTGCAAATGATAGTGCCGGCGGTTATGGCCTCGGGTATATCCTGCCATCAAGTCAGAATCTTGTACTTGCTGACGGTGAGCAGGTCGAGATCATCTTCAACGGTCCTAAGACTCCATTACCTACCCCATAGAAAGAAGGTGATTCATGGCTAGTTCATACAGTAATATACATCCAGTAGACGAGATTCTATCAAACCTTGCTATCGAAGCGGTTCAAGGTGACAACGTATTCATTGCAGATAAAGTCTTTGAGACTGTAGCAATCCCTGAGCGAAGTGGTACTCTTCTCATCGAGAACAACCGCAACTTCACCGGAGCCGGTGCAGGTCTCGACAATCAAAGGGCGCCCGGCGCTGATCGTCAGTTATTGAGCGGCTTTGATAGAAGTAATACAACTTACAAAGCTGATATTTACTCATGGCGTGACGGCATCGCGATGGAGGATATTTTTGATTCGCAATACCCCGGAAGCGAAGAACAAAGAATGGTTCGCAAAGTTGCGCGAGCGATGCAGATCTCAAGAGAGAAGAGATGCGCTGACCTTCTTTTCAATACTTCTGAGTTTACAAACGCGGCTTGTGCAAGTCTCCAAACTGGTTCACGTTGGGATGTTGCAGGGGCTAACCCTTTGACTGACCTACACGCACTTAAAGATACTATCTTCGACAATTCCGGAGGAATGAGCGCGGATTCTTTAATCTTGGGTCGCGGTGTATTCCGTACACTTGCGCGTAACCCTGAGGTTAGAAGCTATGTGGGTGACTCTTCAGCGGGTATTGCTTCAGGTAGTAATATTCTGAGTAATGACGCAGTACTTGAAGTACTTCGCTCGATCCTTGGAATCCCTAATGTTTACGTCGCGAATGCGATCAATGACGCGGCACCTGCGGGCGCTACTTCTTCAGAATCTCAAATCTGGAACACAGAGCAAGTATTCATGGGTATCTTGCGCGGTGGCGATGCACTCGTAAACCGAAACGGCGTTAAGATGGGACCAATGGCGGCTATCAACTTCCGATATGGAGCGATGCAAGCGGGCGCTTATGACAACGAGCAAAAGACCCGCCGTTATGTATGGTCAGAGGAGATCGAGACCTTTAAGAAAATCGATTCTAACTTTGGCTTTATCGTTACTGATTGCCTTAGCTAAGGATTGATCAATGCTGTGTCGTAGTTGCGGACTCATAAACTTACTCGCAGAAAAGCGAGATGCTGATGTGCAAGCTATTGAAGAGCTTCGCCAACAAGCAAAGAATGAGCCGCCACTATTGGCACAGATCACACTTGCACAAGTGGAACAATTAGAAGCACAAGTTGCGGTTGAAAAAGCTCTTAAAAAGGGTCTTTCTCAGGCGCGAAAAACACTTAGAAACCAGATCAAGCGCGACCTTGACGCGGGTATACCTGCGGACAACTGGTTATTAATGAGCCGTG